CTAATCAGCCTCCGGCAACGGATACCTGGCCTTGATCTCCTCGACCTTGGCGACCCAAGCAGAGTAGTCCGGTTCCACGCCGGCCTTGATAGCGTCGAACTCGGCCTCGGTCTTGAGCGGGTCACTCTCCAGGCGGTAGGCATTCGCCCGCGCCGCGGCTGCGGCATCGTACTCAGCCTGCCAGCGTTCTTGCGCCTGCTGTTCAGCGGTCTTTACCTGGCTCCAGTCGATCATCGCGGTAACTCCACCGGGCCGTCGGCCTCGATCAGCAACGGTTCAGGGAAGCGAGCAGCGGCACTGGACTCAGCGGCCAGCGGGAACCGCAGGATCAGCTCCAGCCGGCCGGCACGTCGCAGTGCAGGACCAGCGAACCACTCCGACCCGATAGCCTCGGCCGGCAGTTCACCACCGTCCGGGAGCGGTGTGAAGTCGAACACCTGGCCGTTCACGGTGAGTACATCGCCAGCCCTGCTCAGCGACAGGTGCTCGTCGCTGCCTGGCAGTGGTGCGTACGGTGACAACTTGATGATCATCAGAACCACCTCCCGATGGCGACGACCCTGTTATTCCTAGTCTGAGCGCCTGACGTGAATGATGCCGACGATATGCAGAAGAACCCCACCCCAGCCGTGCCCGCGGATGGATTGAAGTAGGTCGCTCCCTGGTTTCTCGCCGACACGCCAGAGTCATAGTCTCCACCAGCACCAGAAGCGGAGACAGCCCCAGCGATGGGGTACGAGGAACTAAAGCTCGCCGGATACGACCAGTTCGCACCGACTGATGAGACCCCAGCGGTGAATGTGAGAGTGTTCGTCCAACAAATCTGCGTCCCATCCGCGAACCGCACATACTCCCCGTTCGCGTTACTCCCGCGATCAATCACCGCACCGGTCGGTACGCCGCTCGACTGCGAAACGGCGCCCAGAATGCTGTCTCGAGAGTACAGCGCGCCCGAACTACCGAGCGCCTCCCGTACCGCCGCACTGCCGAGGCCGAGATCCCCCCGCGCTGCCGCCGCATTTGCAGAAAGCGCCCAGGGCTTGATCCCCGCCAGGGTTGCCCCCCACTGGTTGGCGATCAGGTTGAATCGATCCGACAGGTCCTTGTCGTAGCCCAGGATCGGCGCCACCGCATAGGCCTGGCCGCTGGCCGTGCTGCCCTGGTAGTTGGGCTTGATCGAGATGACCGTCGAACTGGCGACGTTTGTGACCTCGTACCAACGTCCATCGGGTCCGCGAAATGCGTCGCCGACTCGGGCATTGGACGAGAACTGTGTGCCGGTACCGGTAACGGTCGGGCTATTTGCGGTCACCGCCACGGTTCCGGTTGAGTACCACGCCATAGAGTTCTCCTGCTATGCAATGGCCAGAAGAGGCCATGGGAAAGGTGTTCGTATTGCGTCTTGCCCAGGTCCGCCGACTTGAACAGTTGCTACGACTGTGTTTCGGGCCGAAGTAACAAACCCAATGGAGCACTCTCCAGTATCACCTTGGGGCGGTTGCGCCTGTACATTGAAATGACTAACCAGAAAATACCCATCAGTCCCATGCGGCCACGGTGCAGACCATGAATGCAGGGTGTAATACCCCAGATAGTTACCATTCGTGCCGTAATAATTCAGCATCTGGGTACCACTTATGAACCGAACAAGATCCCTGTTACTGTCAAATACCACTCTCGACTGATTGTCGAATATCTGCATCCCCCATCCGCCAGTTTTCGGCATGAACACCGCGCATGCCTTCCACTTCCCTCCCAGTACGACGCCGCTTGTATCTTGAAATACCTTCACGTAGAAGCTGAAACCCGTCCAGTTCCCAGCCGAACCAGCATGCTGGAACATCGTTATGTGATGCGAACCATTAGGGCAAAAGAAAACAAACGGTGGGAGCGGGCTCTGCACCGGAGATGGGTACGAGACGTTGATGATCTGGGCATTAGTGGCTGGATAGGTTCCAGACGCAACCAGATGCAGACAAGGGTGGTCCTGATCGATTATCACCTGACCGGCATTCCCAACAAATTTCGCACCGAAACTCATGAGAACATCACCGCATATAGAGTGTAACTCGCTGTTACATCACCGGACCAACCAAACGTAATAGTCGAGCCGCTAATGGTATGCCTGGGAATCCAAGATCTAGAATCCGGCGTATTGCAGACGACAAACATGACACCTTTAGAACCGTCGAACCCAGGGACCGTAACTGAAAGTCCCTGAGGAATGTTCCCCAAGTCCCGACGATAGACCATCCTCAATGAGTAATTGTTGCTGTCAAAGAGTATTGAGCCGCCGGCCGAACGCGTTCTCATTCCGTAACTCATACATCAAGATTCCCGATCTGGACTCGAAGCACCAAGTTTCCGTCATACACTTTTATTGCCTCTGCCGTCTGACGCATAAACCCTCCCGACGTTGCGCTGTTCATTGTGAACGCGCCGCCCTTATCCAACTTCCACAGCGGCTCGCCGTTGGCACCGAGGGCGGTCGACTGAATCACGTTGCCGATCTTCGCGTTGGTGATCGAACCGTCCTGGATCATCGCGTTGTTGATGAACATCTGCCCGCCGACGATCGAGACCGGCGCCACGGTCTGCCCGCTGGAACTGTTGAACCAGAGGAACCGATCAGCCTGGAACGCCATGGTCGTCACGCTCGTACCGCTGTCGAAGCCCAGTTGCCAGCCAGCGGCGTACTTCTGGCCATTGGCATGCGCCTGGAGCTTCACGCTGTAGAGCGCCTTGACGTTTCCATCCAGCGAGGTAACCGCTTGAGATGTGGTCTGGATGTTCGCCTCGTTGGTATCGGTGCGCGCACTGACGGTATCCACCCGCTGCCCCAGGGCGCTGTCCGCGTTGGCGCGGACGGTCTGTTCGGTGCTGATCGCCGAGGCGTTGCTCGCGACCTGGCCGGATAGCTGATCCAGGCGTTGGACGGTTACGGCATTGTTCGACGCAACGACCGACTCGACGGTGGCTATCCTGCCCTCCGCCGTCACAGTCCGCGCTTCAAGCAAGCTCGTCCGCTTCGCCTGCGCTTCGTCCTCGTTCGCCCGCACGGTGACTTCGGTGGCGGCTCGAGCAATGGTGTCCCAGCCCTTCAGCGCATCGGCCTTCTCTCCGGTCGCCGGCTCCCGGCGGGCGGCAGCCTGCAGAACATCCAGGCTCGAAGCCGCCGCTTCGACCTTACCGTCGAGCTCGGTGATATCCGCGGTGTTGGTGGCCACCTGCTGGGCCAGGCCGTTGGCCGTCTCGATCGACTGTCCGATGTCGGCCCAGTAGGTCGCGTTCGGCGGCGAGGCGTTGAGCGGCACCGTCTGCTTCGCTTGATACAGCCGGTTGCCGACCCGCACGATATCGTTCTTCGCGTAGGTCTTCGTCGGGTCGTAGGCCAGCACATCGGTCAGATTGTCGATCTGGTCCTGCAGGCCACTGATATCGACCTGCATCTGATCGATTTCGGCGAAGAACTGCTCGCCCAGCGCGGACTCGACGTACTCCTTGGTGATCAGCTCGTTGTACTCGCTCGCATCCGTCGAGCTTATGCCGTCGACCCAGGCCGACCAGGGGCCGACGTTGCCGGTCCTGTCGATCAGCCGCCCGCGGAAGGCCAGGCGAGCGCCGGCCGCCAGCGAGGTCAGCGTGTGGGTATCGGTCGGGTATGCAAACAAGCCCAGGGCAGTTGCGTTCTGTTCGCTGCCGCCTGGGGTAACCGACTGTTGGATCTCGGTGTAGGCGGTGTCCGCCGCGCCACTGGCCGGGAATCCCCACTCCAGGCCGATCTTCCACGGTCCGCTGGTGGTACGCAGGAACGCCAGCGCCGGCGGCGCGCCGGTCTTACCGCTGAGCTGGGTCAGGATCGAACTCTTCCAGACCGACGTGATGTCGAAGGCCGACACCGCACGCACTCGCGCCAGATAGCCACCTGCGTAGATGCCGGTCACATCGACGCTGGTCGTGCCGGCACGCGGCAGGCGGATCCAGTTGCCGCTGTCCTTCTTCCATTCCACGTCGTAGGCGACGGCGCCCTCCACTGCCGGCCAGGTGATAGTCATGGTGCTCACCGCCAGCCCCTGGTCGATTGTCCAGCGCGACGAGAGCGTGACGCTGGCCGGTGGCTGCACGGTGGTGACCGGGATGATGCTGATCGGGCGCTCCTCCAGCCGTGCGCCGGTATCGATGTGGTCGAACTTGCTCGGCTCGTACTGCAGGCCGTTGATGGTCCACTGGCCGTTGTCGTCACGCTTGGTGCTCATCACCCGATAGAGCTGGACAGCCAGGTCATCGGCGTCGAGCGCCCAGCACAGTTCCGGCTCCGGCGCCTCCGAGTAGGCCGCGGTGACGGTGACGGCCTTGCCGTTGACCGACTGCACCGTCCGGCCCTCGGCGCGCCCGCTCGGCAGGTTGATGATCAGGCGATCACCGGCCTTGGCTTGAGTGACGCGATCGAGCGTTACCACGCGGCCAGCAACAGCCGAGATCCGGCCGCCAATCTCGCGGCCGGCCAGCAGAGAGTCAGCCACCGGGATGATGTAGCCCGGCAGCGGAATCCGGCCTTCCATACCGGTGGCGAAGGTGATGGTGCGGTCCTGCACGCTGGTCAGCACCGCCCACTTTCCGCGCCGCTGCGCCTCGCTCTCTCGCGTACAGCCGATGGCAGACAGCTCAACCGGGTTGTCGCCATAGCGACGCAGCAACGGCGCGTCGGAATAGCCCGTCACGTCGGTGTCGTAGTTGTTCGCCGGGTTGTCGTAGCTGACCAGGGCGCGGCTATATCTGGTGCGAGCCGAGGCGGCGCCGTAGGTCATCTTCCCGTCAATCACATTCGCCCGGGTGAACACGTAGTCGAAGTCGGCAGTGCGCGGCATGTCGGCCTGCGACACAAGCTGGCCCTGCGCCCAATAGCTCATCCCCCGATAGATCGCCGCGATATCCCGCAGCAGCGTCCATGCCTGGGAGCGCGACTGCAGGTTCAGATCGCACAGAAAGCGCGGCTCCTGGCCGCCCTTCCCGTCTGGCACCAATTGGTCGCAATACTGGGCGATCTTGTAGAGCTCCCACTTGTCCACCATCCAGGGCTTGATCCGCTTGCCCAGGCCGAAGCGCGCGTTGGTGCTGATGTCGTAGGTGATCCACGCGGGATTGTTGGTCCAGGCGCTCTTGAAACTGCCATCCCAGACGCCGGTGTACGTGCGCAGCTCCGGGTCGTAGGTGGTCGGCACTTGGACCTTGCGGGCCTTGCACTCGACGGTGACGGCCGGAATGTTGCTGAACTGCTCTGCGCTGAACTCGATGTAGAGCAGAGCTGTGTTTGGGTAGCGCAGCTTCGCGTCGATCACCTCAGTCAGACCGGCGATCAGCATGGTGTCGGCGATCAAGCTGCTGTTCTGGTTCGGCGTGAGCCGGCGCACGCGTACCTGCCAACCAGTGGTCGCCGCCGGCAGGTCGATGCGCTGGCTCCGCTCATAGCGGCTGGTGGTCTTGCCGCCGACAGCATCCAGCAACACCTGCTGGTAGGCGCCGCCGTCGGTGCTGACGTCTACGGCATACTCGATCCGGTAGCCGTTCACGTCCCCACTGCTCTCCTGCTTCTGCAGGGCCGGCCAGGCGAAGCGCAGGCGCACGGCGGACAACTGGGTGTTGGTCACCGAACGCACCCACGGGGTGTCGCTGCGCAGCTCCACGTTCACCGTGGTCTCGTTCTCCACCGAGGGGATGCCAGGGATGTAGTCCTGATCGACACTGCCGCTACGCCATTCCCACTTCACGTTGGGGAAGTTGACGTTGCCGCTGGCGTCCATCAGCGGGGTGTTGTCCAGGTAGATGTCCTGGTCGCTCGGCCCCTCGGCGAACTCGCCCTCGCCCACCGCCAGCAGAAGCTTGGCGGTGGCCACCGACTGCAGGCTGTCGCGCGCGATCGACGGTTGCTTGGGCCTGCTGCTGCCGCCCTTGCGGCCAGTGAGGTGCTGCTGAACATCGGCGCCCATGCGTTTCTCCAGGCATAAAAAAACCGCCTATTGGCGGTTGGTGTTGAACGGTCCGGTCAGATCTTGTCTTCGGCGTAGATCGAGGCGCTGATGATCGCGCCGCCCCAGCGCCTGTACCCATAGCAGAGCGGCACAGGGTTACCGCTGGCGGTGGTGTTCTTCGCACTGCCGAAGGCGTAGCTGGGCAGGTTCTCCGGGGCGGCTGACTGGCTCAGGCCCTTGGCCTGCGGGCTGATCATCTGGACAACGCCACCCAGCGTAAGGGCAACGCCGACTTGCAAGGTCGGGGCGCCAAAAAAACTAGCAACAATCAGGGCAGCGCCAACAACAGTTTGGAGAAGACCAGCACGCTTGCTCCCCGAGATCACAGGAACAATCCGAACCTCTCGCGAACCGCCGGAACCCATATCCCCCTCACCAATGTTCTTGCGGTTGCGGAAGATGGCGAAGCGCATACCCATTCGCTCCAGGCGCTGGATAGCTTCCTTGAAGCCCGGCAGGGTATTGCGCAGAGCGCTGAACGCTTCCTGCACAGTACCGGTGTCGAGCAGGCGTCGGTGCTCCCGGCCGAACTCCCGAATGAGCGGGCCGGACAGTTTGATAATCGTCACGGAAGACTGCGACATCGCACCTCCAATAAAAATGGCCCGCCGAAGCGAGCCTAATAGATCATTCAATTATTCCTGAGCTAGATAGGTGCTCTGGCGCCCCATGTTCCACAAAGAATGCAAACAGCGGGAAGCCGGAAATCGACCTGCCGAACGCAGACACTGATGCGAGCTCAAAACCACGCCCCGTGTTCATGTACCAGCACACGGCTTTATCGCGAGAGGCGCCAAGAGACTGATGATCCGTGTAGTCAACACTCACATAGGACTCTTGCAGTTTCGCCCTTCTACGGATATCAACTTGGAGCGCGGCCTCTTGATCAACGCTGAGTTGCCCGTTGCGGGATTTAAGCTCAGCGAACCGCCGGAGATTTCTTTCCTCAGGCGCAGCAGTAATTACAGACGATGAGTTGACGGAGATACCTGCGGGATCTACGGCCATTTTTCTGATAACCGACTCGCAGGCCGAGATCATCTTCGCGTCATCAGAGTTTGAGCACCCGGCCAGAGCAGCCAGCAGAACTAATCCAATCAGCTTCTTCATGGTTCCCTCCTTTCAAGATGGCCGGAGGGTAGCACAGCCTATTCCCCGGCCTGGCGATGCCGCAGCACCAGACGCACCCGCTCGTGCCAGTTACCGCCATAGACGATGATCTCGCTTGGCTTGCCGTAGAGGTGGTGCAGCAGGAATGGCCCGGCGCCGAAGACCTTGCTGTCCTCCCCGGGCAGAGCCGCGTCGGTACCGAGGTAGATGCCGGCGTGGTTCGGGTGCTGCGTGCGCCCGACCTCGAAGACGATCATGTCGCCGCGCCGCGGCTGGTCGACCGGGCAGAACCCGGCCGCCTGGAAGTGCTGCTCATACAGGCTCGGCCCATCGGCCTGCTCCCACCAGCCGTCCTCGCGCGCGAAGCGCTCGAACTCCAGGCCCCACTCGCGCTGGTACCAGTCGGCGCAGACCTGCCAGCAGTCCCAGGCGCCATGAACGAACGGCCTTCCCAGCAGCGGGATGTTGCTCTGCGGCGCGATGGTGCGCAGGTCGCCCTCCGGCCAACTGAGGATGTGCCAGGGCAGGCCCGACGCCTCGCACATGGCGAGGTCGTGCGGTGACGGCCTGCTGGTGGCGTCCGGATGGCTGTGCACGATGGCCACCACCTCGCCCAGGTCTTCCGCCGCAGCGTAGTCCTCCGGGTGCAAGCGGAACTCTTCCCGCGGCTGGCTGGCCGTATTTCGGCAACGGACGTACTGCTGCCGCCGGCCGGCGCCAACCACCAAGCCGCAGGCCTCGCGCGGGTACTCCTCGGCCGCATGCGCCTGAATGGCGCTCAGGATCTGCTTACGCATGGTCAGCTCCGGGCCATCAGGGACACGGCCGGGAAACCGCCGAAGGGCAACTGATTGCCCTGCCCCCAACGCTTATTGCAGGACCGATAGAGGCCGGCACACTGGTCCTTCGCAGGGTCGTCGGTCGGGTTGTCGTCGATGTCGAAATAAGGGCCGGTGTAGCCGCAGTCGGGGCCACGATAGCCGCCGGTCATGCACCAGTGGCAGAGCGTGGTCATCTGCCGCCCGATCGCTTCGTTGCCAACATCGCCAGGGCTGGCCAGTTCCCACTCGACCACCTGGTTGTCCTCGCCGGTCTTCTGGTCGATGTACCAGATGCTGATCGACTCTTGCGTGGGGTCCGCATCCGGGTTGCCGTCGGGGAAGTTCTCCGCGTCCAGGAACTCAGCCAGCGTCTCGCGGATAGTCAGCTGGAAGTTGGCCAAGTCATCGAAGGCCAGGCAAAGCGCCGTCAGGCGCCCGCTGACGTTCCCCGCTGAGAACTTCGGGCGAACCGCGGTGCCGTCCCCGTTCGCCTCGATGCCGCTGATCTGTACTGGCCAGGCTGCGTACTCCTGACCCTGCCACCAGATCGACTTCGCGGGCAACTGATCCGCGTTGGCGCCGGCGGCGGCCAGCTCCTGCGGGGTGTGCGGAATGGCATGGCCGTGGAAGCGCAGCACGTCAGCGCCGAACTCGCTGCCGTCCAGCTCGAACAGCATGATCTCGGAGCCTGGCTCCAGCTTCTGGATCTGCAGAATGAGGTTCATGGGTGAAACGCCTGATCGAAGGTGAGCGACAGAACTTCAATCGAACCGGGGCGACGCTGCTTGCGGTAGGCCTTGCACGTGTAAAGGCCCAGCTCACCGCCGGGCGGAGTCCAGAGGAACGACCGATAGCCCTTGTGCCGACGGATGAAGTCGAGGATCGGACCCACCTCATCCGGAAGGCCGCCGAAGGTCAGCGACCAACTCTGGCTTTCACCGTTGAGTCCGTCTCCCGACTCCTGGGCATACCCATCGCCGAACTGCGACGTGCGAGTGCGCAAGGTGCCGTCGACATCAGCCCCGTCATCGGGCACCCATGTAAATGTCTCGATAGCCATCAGCCCCTCCCGGCCGCGTTGCGGTAGCTGACGCCGCCAGGGCGCCACGAATCAGCGACGGCGCGCTCTGCCGCCGCCTTCATCTGCAGTTGCATGTTCTGCTGCAGCGCCTCCTGGTCCAGCTCCATACCTTCCGAACTGCGGTCTTCAACAGTGACCGCGACAGGCGCATTCACCTGCAGAGCGGTACCACCGCCGCCACCCACCGAGCGAACGCCCAGCGAGCCATCAGCGCCGCGAGCCAGCGGCAGGATCGCCTCCGGCCCAGCCTCGCCCATGACTCCTGTGCGCCCGCCCGCCATGCCGAACGCGGTAGGCCGGCTGACGATGGAGTTGGTGAAGGCCGCGCCGTTGGCGAAGAACTGCACGCCATTGGCCCAGGCGCCGCCGTCTGCCTGGGCGGCGGCCCAGTTCGCGTAAGCGTTGCCGGTGTAGCCGGAAGCCGAGGCCCCGGCCGTGGCAGAGCCCCCCATCCATCCGCTGAAAGCCGAGACACCCGCGCCCAGCACACCACTGAGAAGCCCCGTCGCCGCCTGCTGACTGGCAATCCGCGCCATGTCGTTGATCACGCTACTGGCGAAGTCGCGGAACTTGAATTTGCCGGTGGTGGCGAAGTCGGCCAGGGCGTTGCTAGCGGTGTTGAAGCCAGTGGTGAGCATGTCATCGGTGGCCGAAGCGACGTCCGCCGCGTCGGCCTGGATGTTCTGCCACGCCCGGCGTGCGCCGTTGCGGTAGTCCCGCTGAGCATCGAGCCGCGCGCCATAACCGTCGACCTCCATCTGCAACTCGCGCGCCTGGAAGTCCGCCAGATCCGCCAGCCGCTGCTCGTAGGCCGCCGGGCCAAGGCGCCGGCTGGCGTCCTCCTGCTGCGCCTCCAACTCGCGCCGAAGGTCGGCGTACTTCTTCCGCACGGCGTCTAGCCGCTGCGCCTGGTCGCGCTCATCGTCTCCGAGGCCGATGCCGGCCACGTCAGAGTTGATCGCATCCTGGCGCGCCTGCAGCACCACCTCCATCGCCTTTCGATAGGCATCGGCGCTGTTGCGCCGCTGCTCCGCCAGCTTCTGTTCCTGCTGGATGCGCTTCTGGATCGAGCCGTCGGCATAGGCCTCGTTCAGGTTCTTGATGCCGAGTTCCATCTCGGCGCTGGTGATCTTGCCGGCGGCCTGCGCCTTGCGCAGCTTCTCCACGCCCTCGGCCAGGTCCTCCAGGCGCTTCTTCTCCGGCAGCGCCTTGTCGATCAGCGCATCCAGCGCCTTGACCTCATCATTGATCGACTTGGTATGCGCCTTCTCAGATTCCGTTGCCTTTTTGTTGGCATCTGCCTGCGCTTTCTTGGCGTAAGCGGCGGAAAGGATCGCAACCTTATCGGCCTCGGTTGCATCTTCATGCTCACGAATCCAGCGCTCCGCCTCCTTGATCGCATCGCCATTGTCCTGCAGAGCACCAAGCTGTTTCTGCAGAGCATCGAGGTAGGTCTGCCCGGCGCTGCTCATGCCGGTCTTGGCAGCGTTGTTGGCGTTGGTCGAGGCGGTATTTTCGTCCAGGGCGCCTGTCAGTGTCCGCACCCGCTCGACAACCGCCGACAGCACGTCGTCAGCCTTGCTGACCGCGCTCGACTGCCTTAGCCATCCGTTAACAGTTTCTTGCGGGATGTTGAGCCTCTGCCCGACATCGCGAAGTATGTCGGTCAGGTCCGCACCGCTATCACGAGCCTCGTTCAGGCGCTCAATGACGGACTGATACTCAGCAAGCTGCTGGTTATAGCGACCGCTTGAATCCCGCGCAGGCGCCGTTACGGTGGCGGAACGGATGGACTGAGCCAACTCGCCGTAGGCTTGATTGACCTGCTCAGTGGCAGTGAGCTCCTTGTCCTTCCAATCAAGCAAAGCACCTTCACGCTGGGCCCGGTTTAGCTTCACAAACTCTTCGCGGAGTTGCGCAACCGGCTTCGCCATTTCCTCCAGGGTAACGCTCGCCTGGCCCGCATTGTCTCGAAGCAGCAGGAAGCTGGCCGCCGCCGTGCCGGCCAGCAGTGCAAGGCCCATCGGGCCGCCCAGCACTGTCAGCAGGCCAGCCGAGGCAGCTCGCAGCCCAGCCTGTGCCGTGGCCACAGACGCGGTAGCAGCGGCCTCTCGCTGCCGAGCCTGTGCGAGTGCCAGTGACATCTCGGTCTGAACGGCGGTACCGCGCGCCGCAGCCGCTTCGCGGGCCGCCAGTACGGTCAAGGTCTCGGCCTTGCGCTGGTCGGCAATCGCCGCCTGCATGACGGCCTCAGCCTGGGCGATCCGGGCCGCACGATCAGCCAGGGCGGTCTTGATCGCCAGTGCGCCACGAGCGGTGTACACGGTCAGCGCAGCAACCCCAGCCCCCGCCATCACAGCGGCCACGCTGCTGATGTTGTCGCCCACCACGCTGATGACGCTGGCCAGGCCAGCCACAACGCCAGTGCTCTCCTCCATACGACCGAAGAAATCGCCGAGGGCGTTCTGGATGTTGACCAGAGCATCTTGCACGCTCACCGACATGTCGGCGGCAGCCTTGCGGTTGACCTCCACAGTACGCAGCAAGCCGGTGTTGATATCGTCCAGCGACAGCTTGCCCTGTACGCCCAGCTTGCGGATCTCCTCCGCGCTCTTGCCGGTCGCGCTGGCGATCGCATCGACGATGGTCGGCATCGCGTCCTGAATCGATACCCAACCATCAGCCTCGACCTTGCCGGTTTGCAGGGCCTTCGAGTAGGCGCCAAGCGCCGAGCTGGCCTTGTCGGCCGACGCGGCGTTGGTCACCAGCAGGAAGCTGAAGCTGTCGGTGATGTCTAGGGTCTGCTGGGTGTTGAAGCCCAGCGAGCGCATGACGTCCGCCGTGCGGATGTACAGCTCCTGCGCCTCAGCCAACGGCCGGTAGGTTTCCTGCGCAGTGCGCAGCAGGTGCTGCTGGACCTCGTTGTACTCCTCGGTACTGCCGGTGGCCATCTTCAGGCGGTCGGCAATCTGACCGTAGGCGTCCACCTGGTGGATGATGCTGCCCACCAGGCCGGCACCGGCGATCGCAGCGAAGGCGCCACGGATCAGCGTGCCAGCTTGCTGGGCGCCCTGAGCCGTCCGGTCAAACGCGGAATCGACCTGAGCCAGGTTGCGGTCGATGCTCTGCGTTGTCCTGGCGACCACACTGTCCGCACCGGCCAGTTCCCGACGCAGTTGCGCAGTGGTGGCCTCCAGCTGAATCAGCATCCCCTGGACTTCATAGTCGGACATCGTGTTCTCCGGGCGTAAAAGAACCGCCCGAAGGCGGCGCTATGGTTCCTGTCGTCCCCGCAGGAACGCTTTCAAGCGGTCGGCCACGCTGGCCTTCTGTTTCGGCGCGGCGTGCTGCTGAGCCTTGCCGCCGCCCATCCAGTCCAGGCGGGCATCCAGCGCCATCAGGATCTGCGGGATGGGCGTTCGCCATGCAGTTTCAGGCGGCCAGCCCAGCCAGCCGGTGGCCACGCCGAACAGGTAGTCGACGTAGCTGCCATTCCTCACGGCGCTGTGCTGGCCGCCTCGAGCTTTCCCCGTTCGGCGATGCTCGGCGGCACCGGGTTCAGAAGGCCGGCGATGTAGTCGGTGAGCTGCGCGGAGACTTTGACCACGCCAGTCTCGAAAACCTGCGTGGCGAGGGTCGTGTGCTCCTCCGGCTTCAGGCCGGCGGCAGCGATCACCACGTCAGCGCAGGCGCCAATGCTCAGCAGGCGCATGGACTCCATCGCCGGGCGCAGGCCACCAAAGCGCGATTCGATCTTCAACGCAGCCTCCAGGGTCGGCTGCAGCGTGTAGGTACGGGCACCAATCACCAGCGTGACGGTGCCGTGCAGGGCTTCACTCATGGCGTTCCTTTCACGGGTCGTTTAAACGACGAAGCCCGCGCGAGGCGGGCTTTCGTTCGTCGGGGCCAGATCAGATCGCAACCGGGATCTCGAGGATCTCGGTGTTGATGCCCAGGGTCACATTGCGGCGAACCACGTTGTCGGCGCTGCCAGCAGCCACGGTGTTGTTCATCACCTTCGCACCGAAGTAGAAGGTGGTGGGCGGCACCGCCGGCACCGGAGGCTCAGCCGTCGGGTCTCCCGGCAGGCCGTCGTTCAGGGTGATGCGGATGTTGTAGTTGCCCTTCGAGCGGTCGGCATGGGCGTTCTTGAGCGCCAACTGGCCGGCGTCACCGTTGTCCAGGCCGACAGTCAGCGTCATGTCGCCAGCATCGGCAGTGCCCTTGTACTTGCGCACGCGGCCGTCGCTCAGCGCGGTGAAGTTCACGTTGCTGAAGGTGTCGCCGAACTCGCCAAGGTCCTCGACCTCGCCGATTTCGACGTACACATCAGCTTCGTACTCGGTCTTGGTGGCCGATGGCTTCTTGGTGCCGATCGCGATTCGGCAGCCAGCGGCGGTGTTGAGATTGTCTGCCATGGGTTCCTCCATTGGCTCAGGTTGATACAGCTCAGGAAGTGGTGATGACGCGTACCGTAGCGGAGCCCATGTAGGTCCGACCGTCCGGTTCGCGGTTGGTGTCCGACGCGATAACCCTGACCGACACCGCGCGCCCTTCGTCGACAGAGAGGTGACGCTCGTCCAGCGCCACATCGATCTCATTGAGGATGCGCCGGACCTCAGCCTGTCCCTGGTGGTCGCTCCAGACACTGAGATAGATCAGCCGCTGCTTGCGCTTGCGGCCAGCAATCGGGCTGGTGTTCTGCGCGACTTCGCGGTCGATGGTCACGTACGGGTACAGGGTGTCATCCGGCACCGCGTCGAATACCGGGACGGTAAGCTCGGTGCTCAGGCGCTGGTAGATTGCGCGCTGCAGGGCAAAGCCTGGATCAGCCATTGAGCGCCCCCTTCGCCGCACGCGCCAGGGTGCTATCGATGGCGCCGCGGATGATGATCCGGATGTCGTCGCGGTTCATGTCGATGCTCGGCCTCAGCCATGGATGCGCCGGCCGTGCCGGAATATCCGGGTAGTAGCCGAAGAAGTTCTCGCCATCAGACTTGTTCTTGGTCGCACGACGCCCGAGACGATTGCGGCCGGAGAACTGGCTGCGATCCCTGTTGACGGTGTGCTCACCGCCCACGGCGCCAGCATCCCGCCGCCGGTAGACCGTACCGCTGTAACCCTTGGTGCCGTACTCCACAAACTTCAGGTAGTAGAAGCGCCGGTTGTCGCGCTTGCCGATGATGCCAATCCGGGCATCCAGGCCGTTCCGACTGATCCGCACCTGAAGCGCGGCGGCGGCCTCGCCGGTGTCCCGAGGGATCATGTTCTGCTGCGTGGCCAACACTAGGTCGGCAGCCTGCGCCATTCCCCTGGGTAGGTCGCTGCGGTCAAGCGCCGCGATCCGTCGCAGCACGCCGCGCAGCTTGAAGTCGCCCTTTATGCGAGAGCGCCTGGCCATGGTTCACCCCTTGCGGCGCGGCCGCTTCCTGGTCTTTGGGGCGGGCAGCACAGCGGCGCTGGAGTAGTCCTTGCCGTCGTCGAATACCAGACCACGCGCCATCAGCGGGTTGAGGATTTCAGCGGGGTGGTGGCTTACGTCATCACCCTTGTTTGCGGTCACGGCGCCGCTCAGTTGCGCTGTTGCTCGAAGTACCATTTTGCTTACCTCGGTGTAGGGGTAACGTTGGAGCACAGCAGCCTGAGCATGCTGTTCTCGTTATCGGGAAGGACCGCGTTTATCGCGTAGGTGATGCCGCCGTGGAACAGCCGGCGCCCAACGATAAGATCGCCATGCGGGCGCGCTCGGATTTCAGCACTGATGACCGGTTGCAACTGATTTGCAACGGTCGACACCCGACCAGTCGGCAGAGTGATCTCAACCCACACCTTGCGCAGGAAGACCCACTGCTCGGAATAGCCACCCCCGCCGTCAGGAACTCGCTGCAGTTCGAGCAGATCCGCTCGATGTCGAAGGGGACCCGCTCTCATCAGAATCGCTTCCTGTACCAGAGAATGCGCTCGACACCGAGCGGCACCGAAGTGGCGATGGTGCCCAGCGCGACCGCCTCACGATTGGCGTACCAGTGCGCGACAAGCAGATACACTGCCTGCCACACGTCCGGCGTCAGGCCGATCTCATCCGGAGCAGCGGGCTCGCCTTCGACCAGCCGGCAGTCACAGTGCTGCTCGACATGGGAAAGCGCCGCGGCGACATAGCCCTTTACGAGCTCGTCCTCCTCGTCCGTCTCGACCCTGGCTTGAAGCTTCACCTTCGCCAGGATGGATGGATCTGCATCCCAGTCGATCTCCATCACTTGGTACCTTTCGGCGCCGCCGGCTTGGCCTCTTTCGGCTTGGTCGGTTCGCCGACCTCGGCAGCCAGCCCCTTGCCGATCAGGACGTGTGCATACTCGTCGTCGACCTCCTCGAACACCTGGCCCGCGCGAACCTGGGCCGACTCCGCCCCGAGTTTCTTCGCATCTCCTACGAAACCCCAAAGTGCCTTGATCTTCATGTTGCCTCCTGGAAACGAAGAGGCCGGCATTGCGGCCGGCCTCATCAGGGGTTATGCCGCAAAGCGGCCTTTCACCAGCGCCTCGCGCCGACGCACACCCAGGCCGAGACGCTCCTCAACCAGCAGCGCCCGTTCGTTCCGGATGAACTGATCGTTGATCAGGCCCATCTTGAACAGGAACGACATGCGATCGAAGAGGATCGAGGAGCGGGCGAAGTTGGCGATCAGGAACTCGCCGCCGGTGGCCGGATCTTCACCGTTCGCCGGAGCGCCTTCGTCCATACTGTCCGAGGTGATCACCGGGCGGCCCCAGAGCACCGGGGTGACAAGACCCTGCAGGTTGGCGAACAGGTAGCGGTTTTCGCCATCCTTCTGCAGCTCGATGTTCATCCAGTCCAGCTCGGTCATCACCACGCCGTCGGCAGACAGCTTCGACTGCTTGCGGACCTGGTAGATGCCGCGGCGCACGATGTCGATGGAGGTGTCGCCAGCCTTGTTCAGGGCGGTGTCGTAGGTGGTCGCCTGGGTCATCAGGCCGTTCAGGTTCTCGCCGGTGCCGTCACCCTTGAGGATCTGCGCTTCTTCCTCCAGCTTGAGGTCGTAGCGCAGCAGCTCCTGGATGTAGCCGAACAGTTGCGGAACGTCGTCCAGGGCCTCGTCGGTGACCGGCATCCACACGGCCAGCTTCTTGACTCGGTCGGTCACCGACTCGAAGGTCACGTTGCTGGTGGGCTTCAGCGCACCTTCGGCTACCGGCCCCGCGCCACGGGTGTGCAGCAGCTCTCGGTAGTAGGTGTAGCTCTGGCCACTGACCGGAATGCTGGTCAGCAGGTCGCGGATGCGCAGTTCCTGGCGGATGCCGGGCTGGATGGTCGGGTCGTAGTTCGGCACAACGATGCCGGCACTGGTGACCTTGGTTTCCTTCATCGACGCCAGGTCCGACTTGGTGACCTCGATGTCGGCGGCATTCGCGCTCTTCTGTTGCAGCGCCTTGTAGCCGTCGTGCGACTTCACCATATCGATGAAGCTCTTGCCTTCGCCGGGGCCGCCGCGCAGCTTCACGCCCTTCTGCTCCAGATCCTGCACCTGGTCGATGACCTTCTGCAGTTCGTCCTTCTGGGTCTGAATTTCCTTCTTCAGCTCAGTGGCAACCTGGTTGCCCTTCTCGACCTCGGTGATGGCCAGGTCGTACTTCTTCTGGAGCCCGTCGAAACCGTTCTTCAGTTGCAGCTCCAGAGAGTCCTTCAGTTCTTTCACTTCGCTCATGGCGATACTCCAAAATGGGTGGTGAACAGGGTTGAAATGTCTTTCAGCTCTTCCACGATCGCCGTGGCCTCGCTACCGCCGTCACGGCGGAGCGCGGGGTAGCCGAGCGAAGCGACTGCTGCCGCTTCCTTCTGCGAGAGCCCCATGCGTTCGCGCAGGGCGTTCTCGAAAAGCCGGATGTCCGACTTGACGCTGAGTACCTCGGCCTCAGGGTTCATGCCGAACGGAACGAACGACGCCTCCCAGAGTTCGGCGGCCTTGATGACTCGGACCTGCCGACCGGCGCGCTGCTCGAAGTTGGCCTCGATGGTGTTGAACCCAATGGACATGCTGTCGAGGCTGCCGTCCTTCATCAGCTCGTAGGCGTCGCGTGCGTAGCTGACTGCCAGGTTCACTCGACCCTTGAGGAACAGCCCCCGGTCGTCCTGGGTGAACTCCGACGTTCCGACCAGTCGGGTCAGATCGTGGTACAGCGCCAGCTTCAACCGGCCGTTGCGAGCGGTCTTCACCTTGGTGAAGGCGCCCTTGAGGATCACGTCATCACCGAGATCGACGTTGTCGAACACCGCGGCGTAGCCCTCGAAGTTACCCGCCTCATCAGCGGTCTTCACCTCGAAGGGGCAATCAAGTTTGCTCAGCATTGGTCTGCATCTCCCACCGGGAGACCCGGTCGTATTCAGGGCCATCAAGTGGCGGAAGGTTTTCTTTGCGGCGTACTTCGTTGATGGTCATCCAGCCGGAACCACCGGAGCCACCAAGAGCCGCAGCGAACAGAGTGGCGCGACCGGCGCTGTCAGCGCGCAGCAGCCCCTCCACCGCGAACTCGACGAAGCGCGAGGTGCGCCCATACAGCTTGTCGTTGAACTCGTCCTCGACCGCGTCGATGTAGGGTTTCAGGCCGAACGTGACGAAGCCGATCAGTTGCTGCTCCAGGTTGGAGCCCATGATCGATGTCTTGCCGGCCCGGTTGGCCAGCCAGAGAGGCACCCCGTAGATACCGGCCAGTGCTTCCTCTTGGAACTGCTGGGACTCGATGAATTGGGCGTCTTTCTGGCTAAGACCGGCCGGTACAAAGGTAGGGCCGCCCTGCAAGACAGCTATCTTGCCGAGGTCGTCGGCGTCGCCCTTGCGCACGTCGGGGAAGCGCGCCATAACCTGAGCCTGCTGCTTCTCTGTCAGGAACTCCTTGTAGATGATGTAGCCACCAGTAAATCCACCCTTGCGCATGAAGCGCGCAGACCATTGCTGGCCCGCCTTGGCCAGACCCATGGTCTCCGCCTGGTACTCGATAGGCGACAAGCCGACGACGCCGTCCATGCTGAATATCTTGAAATGCAGCATGTTCTCCGGAGAAACCGGGAATCGTTCCCCATCCTTGGGCTGCACCCAGTAGAGAAGGTCCTCGTCAGTGTCGATCGTTACCTGGTCGATGCCGAGCGGGATCAGGCCGATCGGCTCGCCGTGACGGTTGCGCTCGATCAGTGCGAAGGCGTTACCACGCAGCGCCATGTTCACGACGACGAACTTGAGGAAGTTCAGCATCGTCATGAACGGGTTGGGTTTGCGCAGCAACTTCTGCGCCCCGTCCTTGCGCGGCACCAACGTGCGCGGCGAGGCGCCGTCCGAATCCTCGTAGAGCTTCAGCGGCAGGCCCGACAGCGACTCCGAAAGGATCTTCACGCACGACCAGACCATGCTGATCGACAGCGCGGTCTTGGTGGTCACTCGCACGCCGGCCTTGGTGCTCTTGCCGCCGACCTCAAGGTCCACCTCGACGTAATCACCCGTGGCAGGGTCGGTGTAGCCGAACATCCGCCACGTGCGAGGGTTGTACCAGCGAAATGTCATGGTCAGCCTATGAGTCCAAAGAAGCCGTTGTTGAGGTAGTCATCCATGCCGCCGCGCGCCTCCGGATTGAGGGACAGCAGCGATACCGCGTTGAACGTCGACATCAACGGGTCGATCTTCGCGGTGCCGGACGCCTGCTTTGTGATCAGGAAAGCGTTGGCGGAAGGCACGCCCTTGGCGTTGCCGCAGGCCCAGGCCATAAGCGGCTGACCGCAGTGCATCAACACACCCTCGGCCAGCTTCCTTTCCGTGGTCTTGATGGCCCCGGTCAGCTTCCAGCCCTGAGAGATGCCGACCGTCTGCTCCTCGGTGATCCCCGCCTCCAGTAGCGCATCGAGCACGGCGCCAATGCCGGCCGGGTCGAGTCCGACCTTGTCGAGCAGACCGGCCTCGTTGACCCGAGCGACGTACGCCGCCAGTTCCTCAACGTCATCGCCGATTTTCTCGACCAGTGTCAGGTCACCAACCGCCGCGAGGTCATGGAGGCGGGGCGCCTCTGACTTCCGCCGCTCCAGCACCGAGGGGTGCGCCCAGGCATGCGCCCAGTGAAACCACCGGCGCCCCCCTCGCTCGCGGCCCAACAGCGTCAGCGCCAGCAGGTCGTCTAGGCCGCCACCGTCGACGCCGCCAACAATCACCTCGCAGCGCTCAATCAGGGCATCCAGCGAAAGGCCTGGCAGCGCCTGCGGCTCCCAGAATGCGGCGCCGACCCAACTGTCTGACATCAGCGCCAGCCCGATCTCGATGTTCAGGAACTTCGCGAGGAACCCGCGCACCTCGGCCTCACCATCGAGCTCTGCCTGCATAAACAGGCGCTCGAGGGTGGGCCGATCCACCGAGTAGCCCATGTTCGGGTTGACCAGGTGGAAGTTCTCTGGCCGGCGCGCCTCTCCGCTCTCGATCATCTCCTTCGGGAACTCGTAGATGATCGGCAGAAACCGGTTGTCTTCGATGCGTCCGTCACGGACGCCCCGGGCATAGGTCAACTTGGACCTGAACACCCCGGCGGGCGGCTCGTTCGACTGGGTCGTGAGCCAGATGATGAAACCTTCAGGGCGAGACAGCAGGCCGCCAGTGGCCTCCCGAATCATGTCCGGTGCCTTCGGGTTCTTGCCGAACAGCCAGGCCTCATCGATCAGCACGCCGACGGCCTTCTTGCCACCGACCACATCGCTATCAGCGGCCACTACCTTCAGGGTGGCTCCCGTCTGATTGTGGGTAATCAGCCGCAGGTGCGGTTGAACATGAAGCAGATCCGACAACTCTTCGTCGTGCTTCACCATCGCCGCCGCCGGCTTGAAGCTGTTGTCGGCGATCTCCTTGGTCGGCGCCAGGATGATGAACTCGGCCTCAAGCCGCCAGTTGCGGATCAAGGCGGTCAGCATGATCGCGGCTGCGATGGTCGACTTCGAGTTCTTCTTCGGGATGCAGAGGAAGTACTCGGTGATCAGTCGCTGGCCGGTCTCATTGTTGTAGCTGCCGAAGATGGCGCCGGCGAAGTCGAGCACCCAGGGGGCGCATGCGGCCTCGATTGTCGGGGAGCCGGGAGCGTCTACGATCTTCAATTCCCGGAAGACGCTTAGTCCCTCTTCGGCTTCCTCAGGAAACAGCGGCGGCGGAATGATGGACTCGCCAGCACTCAAGCGCCGCCACCAGTCAGGGCAGGCAGTGGTCCAGAGCATGGGTTACACCTTGACGACGGATAGTGGAGGTTTGCCCTGGCCGAACTTGCCTTTGCCGGCCTGCTTCGCGGCCTCGGCCTTCTGCTCCTTCTTGCCCATCTCACCCTTCTTGCCGTGGAAGAAGTCGACAGCCTTCTGGGCAGCGCTGCGGCGGTCGAAGACCTTCGCCCGCGGCTCATTCATCAGATTGACCAGCCAGACCAGCGGGTCCTCCGTAAACGGCAAGCAATCCAGGTACTCGCCATCAGGTTCCTGCTCATCGCCGAGCGGCGCTTCATGGTCCTTGCCCTGCTTCGGCGAAGGCTCCTTGGCTTTAACATCTCGCCGCCCCTTTAACATCTTCAGGGCGGCGATGATTTCGGGGTGCTTGGCAAGTCGAGCGCCAGCGGCCGCAGAGCTGGAAGGCGCGTAGCCAGCGGCTTCGGCGGCAGCTTTGTTGGATGCTCCTCGGTCCTTCGCGTCAACAAACCGTCGTTGTTTGTCTGTTAACGCCATTAACAAAATTCCTAGAGATCGGAAAAAATGTGCGAATGCGGGCGGGGGCGGTCTAGCTTCAGGCGAAACCGGATATTTTCACCCCCCCCACCCTTGTTGCACGCCATTTACGTGCCTCAGCCGCCGGCGGACTCCTCGGCCTGCTTGACCGAGGAGTGACAGGGTCCGCATAGCGGCTGCCAGTTGTCCTGGTCCCAGAACAGGTCCTGATCGCCTCGGTGAGCCACGATGTGGTCAACGGTGTTGGCCGCGGTGACCAAGCCCTTGCGCTCGCAGTACACGCACAACGGATGATCGCGAAGGTACTGCGCACGGGCCTGCTGCCAACGGTAGTCATAGCCTCGCTCGGTTGAGGTCTTGCCGGTCCGCCACGAACCTGGCGCGGCCGTCTTCAGCCGCTCGCCTTGGGCCCTCACACGGAACCCGAGAGACTTCAGCCTTCCCATCAAATCCTCCGACACAACTTCTGCAGCCCTGCAACGTGCTCGCGCAAGGCCTTGATCATCAGTTCGCGTCGCTCGACTCCGGCTCGGAGATCAGAAACAACCTGTCCATCAGCGGCAGCAAGGACGGCTCTTCCTGCATCAGCGCTGCCGGTGGCTCCGGGAGCCTGGTGCACTCCGCCTGCGGGGCAGCGGGCTTTGACGTACACGACGCGAGCACCAGTGCCGATAGCATCGCGGCGCAATTGGTTTTCTTCATGGGAGGCCTGTAGTGCTGCTTGGTATGTGCGGGCCAGGGCGTCGGTCTGAGCCTGTGCCTGGGTGTCGCGCTGGGCCTGCTGGGCCATAGTGGTGATCGTCTCAGCGGATTGCTCGACGGCGGCCTGCAGGTCATCACGCTGGGCGGTTACGTGATCGAGGCGCCAAAACACCAGCGCGGTTACCAGGGCGACCACCAACCATGGCCGCCAGGTCACTGATCGATCCTCCGACCAACCTTGAACTTGAACGTCGGCTCTTGATCGAGCATGGAATTCACGATGCCCTCGATGACCGAGAGTAGGGAAACGACCATCTCAAGCGGCGCCCACTTTGCGAACGCTAGCGGGCAATCGCTATCGACATCCCCCAGCCACATCGGAATGCCGTAATAGCTCCCATGGTGCGAGACGCCGATCTGTCGAGCTTCGGCTTTCGTCGTGAACCCGAGCATCATTCCCCCTTGAGCGCAGCACGCGCCCATTCGAGCCGGGCGTTGCGATCCTCAGCCCCGGTGAACGATCCGTTTATACGGAGAGTAATCTTCTCGAAACGGCCCTGGTCAGCCAGGTCGTTTAAACCCCGCGACTGCCAGAACCACCCCGCGGTAATTGCTGCCCAGGTCCGTTGCTCCAGCAGTTCCGGTTGCGCTACCAGCGGCAGCGCCAGGGCGCGGGCGGCTTCGGCGTAGTTGTCGTGGCCCGTAATCATGATCAGGCCGCGCCCCCGGTATCGATACCCATCGCCCGTATCCGGTGAGCCGTTGCCCATCCGGTTTGCGTAGACGCGGTTCGCGATGCGCTCAGGCTGGCGTGCGTACTGCTTCGCCTCTGCCGGCGTGAACCGCTTCGGCCAAGTACGGAGCAACAATTCGGCGGAGTAGTTCAGGTTCTCGACCAGACGCTTGAGGCTCTGGCTTTCGTGCCCGACTTGGGCCAGGAACATCGCCTGGCGCTCGACGGTGTTGATCTCAAACCGAGCCATGGAGCCGTTGATGTGGTCGACCCAGAGGCCGGCAGTAGAAGCACCGCAGCCGGTAGCGCGGTCGAGTTGATCGGCAGTGATCTTCATTCGCCAGACCCTCGACGCGGCAGCTTGATCCCAGCGTAACGGTCGGCCAGGTCGCGGATCTTCTCGACGCCCAGGAAGCCGATCCAGCCACCAATGAAGGTGGCCATGCTCTGCGGCACGCCAAAGAACTCGAAGCCGCTGATGATCGTCAGAGCCAGCCCACCACACAGCGCGCCCTCCAAGAGGGCCTGCCGGCGCGTGCCGCCGCCGTAGATGATCCTGGCCATGGCCATGGCCCACGACAGCAGGGAGGCGTAGATGATCGGCGCATGCTGGCTCAGCCAGGCGAGCAGGGCCGCCCAGGTGTCGGGTTTGTCGGGCATCTTCATCGTCTCAGTTCCCCTCGCCGGGGCAGAAATGAAAAAGCCCAGCGCAAGGGCTGGGCAGGGAATGGGTGCAGGTACGGCCTTTCAAGGGGGCCGCGCGCCCCGCAGCGCAATGCGCCACCTGCAGAAACGAAAAAGCCCAGCACGGGGCTGGGCTCTGAAATAGGTGCGGGTGGATAGGGGCCACTACCCCGTGCGCATCCTGCGCTCCACCTGCATTGATCGACTATCGTCCTCGGACAGACTCCAGCATCGATCTCATCTCTTCGATGATCTCTAGGTGCACCGCGTCTGCCACCGCCTCAGCCTCTTCCTCGGAATACAAGAAATCGCTCCTCAGCGTCAGGCCATGCATAACCACAAAACAGGCCTCATGGCCGGCATCGCGTATAGACCAGGGAACCGCGTCCCCCTCGAGCTTCACAACCTTGATATCTGGACTTCTCATATGACCACCCCTCGGCTTCAAGATGGTCATTATCGCAAGGGTGAAGGCCTTGTGGGTCGGTAACCCGTCACTTTGATGTGGCAGGTGAGACTGCCGTCTACCGAGTTTCTGACCTTCGAATGAAAAAGCCCGGAGCGGGGGCAACCGGGCTTCCCGTCCATCTCGCTGAAAGCCAAGGACGGAAAACATCGAGTCAGACGGGGGCGTGATGATGCCGCGCCAAGCCAATCTACGCAATAAAAAACCCGGCGCCAGGGGCCGGGTTTCGAGTGCGTCACGCTGCGTTCACAGCAATTCACGCTGGGATGAAAACACCCCTTATTCCGCGTGTAAAGCTATTCCTCAAGCGCTCTCGCGGAACCGCTCCAGGGCGCTATCGACCCAGCCCACCGCCAACTTCAGAGTCTCCCTGACCTTCGCCTCGCCGATCTGGTGTTCACGCGCGATGCGCAGGGCCGGCCACTTCGCGCCGTAGTAGAGCCACACGAAGTCGCCGGCCTGCGGCGCCCTGTCGATGAGTCGAGCAATGACCCGGTCGACGGCCAAGGCCATATCATCAGTGACGTGGTAGGCCTTGGGGCTCGACATTGGCATGGCTTGGCTCATGATAGCGGCGGCCGGCGATACATACCCGGGAACCCCCATCCCATCCATTCGCCACCACCCCCACTGCTCGAGGAGGTACTCGGTATCGCCCAGCAGCTTGTCCACGTAGGTTCGAGTTCTGCTCATGCCGCCCCCGGACCGTTCAGGCCAAACAGATCGCGCAGCAGCGTTTCCACCGCCGCGCCCTTCGCATTGCCGTCCAGCAACCAGAGCCGGCCATAGTCGTGAAAGCCCAGAGTGCCGCGGTCGCCGTGCCAGTTGGCGATCATGACCAACAGCGCAGCCAAGGCAGCAGCACCGCCCACCTTGACCTGCGCCAGCTCCTGGCCGGCCACCTTGAGAAACTCCCGCTCCAGCCTGGTCATGGCCTTTCGAGGTGCCATCGGTTGTACGTTGCTCATGCTGCTTGCTCCCGCGCGCCCTCGTAGTGGACCCAGTTCCGGGCCTTGTGAGTGCTCGCACTGAAATACTGGTTGGATGCCTTGTCGAACCACAGGTCCAAGATGCCTTCATCTCCGGTGAGGCGCTGCTTGCTGATGATCAGGCGCACATCGCTCTGGTCCTTGTAGTCGTCTCCCTTGGCCATCTCTTTGCGCTTGTTCCGCCAGACCGTGCACACGTTGTCGGCTAGGTCGGTGAGGATGGCGCCACCGCGAACGTCGAGCTTGCCCGGGGGCTTACCCTCGTCGTCAGCCTTCCGCGGGTGGGCGACCAGATGGACGTGGACGTTCATCTCGTGAGCGAACCCCACCAACGCCTCCATGGCCTGCTTCTGGCCGTTGTAGTCATCCTCGGCCATGCCGAGCTTCGCCAGGCTGTCGACGATGAAGTGGTTCACCCCGTACCGGCGCGCGGCATACCGAAAGTCCTCGAGCATTTCGCCCGTCTTCGCGGTGCCCAACTGGTCGTAGATCCATAGCTTGCCGTCGAGCCAGTCGAGAATCGCGTCGATGTAGCCCCTCGAAGGACAAGACATCCCGGAGGCCTGCCGGACCATCCGCTGAAGCGTTCGCCGCGCCGGCATCTCCATCGAGGCGATGCAGAACCGGTCTTGGCTGCCCTTGCGGTTCATGCCGTGGAAGGCCAGGTAGTTCAGCAACTGCGACTTCCCGTGTCCGCTCCAGCCGGTCCAGATCGTGACCTCCGAGGGCCGGAAGCGGATCTTGTTGGCGTAGGCGCTCCAGGGCAGCTCCATGCCGATAGTTTCCGGGTTCTGGTCGTAGAACTCAGCCTTGACCTCCTCCGAGTAGGAGCTCACCGACTTCAGGCGCTCCGGGTCGAAGTTCTTCGCCTTGGCGTAGCACTCCGCAATGTCGTCGGCGCTGTAGTACAGGGCATCCAGGGCTTCGTTGAAGTCCTTGCAACCCAGTTTCACCAGGCGACACCGATCACGCCCAAGGCGCCGAACGATCTCCTCGGTCGCCTGGTGGCCAGGTTCGTCGTCGTCAAGGCACAGGTAGATCACGTCGAAGCGCTGCAGGTTGTCGAACTCGTACTCGATCCAGCGTTGCTTGCCGTCCTTGCCGCCACCGAAGGGCACCGACAGCGCCGGGCGCCCGTACTGCCAGGCGGTCATCGCGTCGATCTCGCCCTCGGTTATCGTCACCTCCCGGATACCGTCCGGGATGGCCTGCCAGCCGAACAGGCAAGGTTCGGTATCCGACGACGTGGTGATTTTCTTCTTGCCGCCAGGACGTTCCACGCCGAGTTTCTTCCAGTGGATCAGCGAGCCATTGCGCAGGTACGGAAACACGATGTTCTGCCCGTCCTCGGCGATCTTGAACGCCTTGATGGTCTCCTCGGTCAGTCCACGGCCCTTCAGGTACGCCATCACCACCGAGTCCACCTTCGGCGTCGAGCACCTTGGCTTGTCCGGTCGCTGGTATGACTTCCGGCTCTCGACCGGCCGGATGAGCTTGGGCTCCTGCACGCCGAGGTAGCCCCTCGCTTCGCTCAGCGCCGTCGCCATGTCGCAGTTGCGCGCCAGCCGCCAGAGGTCCAGCAGGTCGCCAGACTCACCGGTGGCGAAGTCGCACCACACGCCAGCCTTCTCGCCGACGAGGTGAACCCCCAGACTCTTGCCCTTCTCGCCCGAGGCGTCGCCAGCACGCCACTCGGCGCCCTCCCGCTTGCCGCCAGGCAGCAGGTGCCGTGCAACATCGGCAGCGCGATCAGCGAGGCGCTTGGAAATATCCGACGGGGTCAGCATGCGCCCTCCCCGTCCGGCAAACGCTCAAGGGTGCTGAAGTCGTGGGTCCGAGTGGACAGCACCGTGTCCGTCATCTGCGGATGCCAGAACTCGTGATCCTCGAGCTGGTAGCCCCGTGGCGGGGTGAACGGGTAGCGCTTGCCGCCAGAGCCGGAAGGCCCCCTGGGAGCGCCATGCTCACCGACGTACTCCCGCCAGTGATCGTTCGGGCCAATGAACGTCTCCGGCAGCTTGACGAACTCCGTCCCGACGTTGCCCTTGCCGGCCATCTCGGCGTGATAGTTCTTCGCCGCCTGGATCAGGTCTTCGACCGTGGCGCCAGCACGCAGCCGAGCCTTCCACGCCTTCCACGCCGGTTTCTTCGCGCCGGACCGGTGCCGGCGAGGGTACTCCGACCAGAAACGGTTGAAGTCCTCGCTGTACTCGGATCGTTCCTCGGCGGGTGGTTTCTCCCCACTGGCAAGGTCGTCGCTCGCTGTCGTCGATTCGTCAGAGTCGACAAGAGTCTCTTGATCTTCTTCAGGATTCAGGTAATCAGGATTCAGAGAATCAGGAATCAGGGCGTTATGGGTTGGTGCATCCACAGTGTCCGACTGCGGCTGCTCTGGTGTTTTAACTGTTAAAACACTGTTATTGGCGCCCACACAGGCGCCGGTATCCGCATGCACCAACCGTTGCTTACCGGGAACAACCTTCCCCCGGGCACGCTCATTCACGGTTAGATAACCATTGCAGTCAGGTAGTTCGCTGTCCTTCTCGGTGCTATGCGGAGACTGGTGACGAGTGAAGTTCGGTAGCGAGATCACCGAGAAACCAGCAACCTCGTACCGCTCGATGAATCCCTTGTCCAAGAGATTGGCCAGGCCGATCTCCACGTCATAGTTATCCCCGGGGAACAGTTCGATCTTGATCCGACGCGGCCGGTATTCCAGCCGCCCCTCCCTATCAGCCAGACACCACAGACCGATGAACAGCAGGCGGTCGAATGGATTCAGGTCGGCCAGATCCTCGTTCTTGAAGAACGAGGGCTTGATGTTGCGGGCGCGAGCCATTACTTCTCCTCCGAACTGCTGAGCAACTTCTCCATGAGCCGCTCAGCCAATACTTCATCGATATCTTCCGGGCGCCAGCCGCACAGCCGCTTCACCAACACCATCAGGGCGAAGCGCGCCTTGATGATCTCGAACTGGATATCGGCGATGTTTGGGGCAACCTCGGCTACTACAGGGGGCTCGAACTGGCCCAGCAACTCGAAAGCGGTGTCGATCGAGCACCAGACCTTGTAGGCGACTTGGTCGCTGCCGAACTGCTCGAAGGACTGCTCGTCGAGCATCACGGGATCGGGCTGGTGGGCGACCTTGCTCATGCCAAGCCCTCCCTCTCCAGGCGCTGCACCAAGGTCCGCATCTTGCGCTTGAGGTGGGTGGTCAGGTTGCGCCTGCTGCGGAACTCAACGATAGGCAGGGCGTGGCGGTGAATCTGGATGGTGTTGGTCATGGCTCAGTTCACCCTATGGACTTTGAGGGTGTTCGGCTTGAGGCCCAGCTCTTCGGCTTTGCGCTTCGCCTCTTCGGGATCAATGCCCAGCCGCTTGGCCATCCCTTCCAGTTCGTAAACGGGCTCTCCGTCGTCGGTATAGCCATCCGGAACGGCAGGCATCAGCCCCATCTGCACAGCCATGTCGTGCATTTCCTGGCGGAACGACTCCGGGGCTGCGTCGTACATGCGCTGAAACGCAGTTGCGGCTTCTGGGGTATGCGACAAGCCGGACTTGCACATGCTGGTGTAGAGGCGGCCAGCGGCTAGAAACTCAGGAGTCACCTGCTCGGTGGTATTGCGCTTGCTTTTCTTGCTCATGACTTCACCTTCGGAGCCAGCCGGAACCGGCCCGGGAAATAGGGATGGGTGGCTTGGGTCTCGGTAACCCGCTCGCACTCGCTGACGAAGCGCTTGAAGACCGCAGTGATATCGCTGGTCGCCCAGACCGCGTACTGGCTGCCCTGGGCGTTCTCGTGGCCGTTGCGGACCATGCCCCAGGGCTTAGGGCTGATAGGCATCTGCCGAACCACTGCGTCCACCACGGTGGCCGACAGGCCATAACGGTCATTGATCACCTCACGGATGCGGGTGATCGGCATGCAGTTCTGCGGGCAGTGGTCCCAAACACGGGACTCGGACAGGTCCTCGACCCGCTGCTCGACGCGCTCAATAGCGACCTGGTGCTGGGCCTGCTGTTGCTCGATCTGCTGCTGTCGGCGCTCGAGTTGCACCTGAATCTGCGCATGAGCCAGCATCTGCTCAGCCTGGGTCATCGGCGCACGCAGAGCCTTCAGCCTCTCCAGAACACTGCGGCGCACCCCCTTGGACTCCCGCATGCCGACGAGCATGCATTGGTCCAAAGTGAGCTCGTAACACTCCATCAAAACGCCGCTCTGGGGGTGTGCAATTTTTTTGCATACCCCAAGCTCATCGCCGAGCTCATCCTGCACCCGGGCGATGAACTGGTCATTCCTGACGCGGGGTTCATTCGCAGCGGCCCGCGCCTCGTTGATGATGTCCCGCAGATCGATACTGGTCATGGTGGCGGCCTGGCCGCCGATGGTAGTCAGGTTCATCGCTCTACTCCCGCCATCTGCACCAGTGCGTTTTCCGTTTCGCCGGTAAGCTCAGCGAGGCGTCGGAACACGTCGCGGTGTGTGTACCAGGCGCAAGCCGGACTGACCTTCGCCGCCGACAACGCCATCAGCGCGCCGATCGTGCGCTGTGCCTGCATTAATCGCTTGGCGTGATCTTGCTCGCGCTCTACCCGCCCAAGAAAATCGTCCAGAACCTGCTGCGGGCCGTGGTAGTGCAAGCCGTAGCTAAACGTCCCGCACAGCCTTGACGGAGTGTCCGGGACCAGCCCTCTCCTCGAGCGCAAAGACTTCTTGATATCGAGCTCAGTCATGGCCGCTCCTCCCGGTAATGCCAGACAGAAGCCCGGCGAGGTCGGCGCGTGCTCGCTTGGCGTCGTGGTCCAAACGATCCGGGGTGGCGTATTCCGGCGCGTACTCGCCACGGCCTACCCAGCAACGGTTGCCGGGGTAGCGGTCGTTCAGCAGATCGGCGCCGCGCTGGGCCTCTTCCTCGGTCGAGAACGGAGCGACCATCTGGGCTATCGCAATCCCACCCTTCTGAACGGCCGGTGTGGAGATGAACCAGAACAGAATTCCATCGCCTGAAGACGCACGCTGAAACGTGTCGCCGGTATCGAAGCTGCCAGGGTTCACAGGTCACGCTCCCGATAGGCGGCGCCGATCTGCTGGTTGTAGCGGTAGAGAAAATTCCCGGTGCACAAGATGATCCGCTCGATCAGGTCATGAATCTCCGTCACAACGGGGTGCCCTCCACCACCTAGGGCAGGTACGACCGAGTCCATCAGCAGAGCCCGAAGTTGCGTCATATCGCTCCGAGCGTGGTTGAATAGATCGAACTCATTACGACTGAGCTCGACCCGCTCCATCACCTCCCCGTCGACAGGAAGCGGAGGACGAGAGGCCTGTGCCTTCGAGAGATCAGACATGACCACCTCCCAGCGCGTCCTTAACCTCGCGCTCACGGGCTCTCCATTCGAGGTAGCTCTCGCGATCAGTCCTTTCGACATCCTCGCGAAGCCCAGGGACCAACTCGAACAGGATGCTGTCGACCTGCTTGCGATGCGCGCTGATCTCGTCCGCCTGCTGCGAAGTGCCATCGATGGCGCGCTCGGCCCACTCGGGGAGTTGCCTTTGTAGCCGCATTTCGTTGAGGATCGTCCAGAGGTGCGAGGTCAGGTCGCGCTCTGCCCGAATACCCTGGCGGAGCATGGTGATTGAGGCGCTCATTGCTTCCGCTCCTTCTGCCGGTTGATGCGATCCGAGAGGACCTGTTCGAGCTCCACCAACTGGAAGATGCCCCCCCCGATCTCCTCCAGAAACCAGCCGAGACGCTCTGAGGTTTCCTGGCCTACTTCGCCTTCAGCGCCAACGTTCGCCAGCAGGTTCCCGACAGCGGCGACACCAAGCGCCATGTTCTGAGCAGCCTGCCGGGCTACTTCACGCTCCCCCCAAAGAGACATCGCCTGCTCGTCCGTGAGTACCTCAGACGGGTCGCGGGAACACTGCTTACTAATCAGGTTTGCGAGGTTCATTGCTGGCCCTCCTCACGCAGGGAGTCGAGCGCGGCGTCAACCAAGTCGCCAGCCATCTCTGCAGCAATCTCCAGCGCATACAAGCACGCGTGCTCTTCGTCGGAGGTGGTCAGTGCTCCGAGAATGCTAGAAACACTTAGCGTCAGCGCGATCGCCTCGCTCAACGCCTCTTCGACCGTCGTGGTCGGGTTAATCGCTGCGAATCTTCGCGGCGGAAGCTGAGATACCGGTCCATTCAGTGCAGACAGCCCGAGCTTGATCGCGCTCATGCTGCACCTCCTTCGTGTTGCGACACGTTTTCAGCATTTCCGGATTGGGTCGCGACACGTTCCAGTTCGAACAATTCTGCGTCGGCCTGTTTCATATCATCCTCAAGGTTCCCACCAACGAACTCGGCCTGACCGAGTCCTATCGTGCAGATATCCTTGAGGTAACTGCTGCACTGCTCATCTCTACGGACCAGTGCAAGGATGGCGCGCAGCCCCTTGACGGTCTCAACAGCGGCTTCGAGGCCATCCAGCAGGTCTGATGCGAGTTGATGAGCAGAGCGCGGGGGTTGCGCGTTTTGGGTTTTCTGTTGCATGATGATTTCGCCCTCTTCAAGGCAAATTGATATTCAGGCAGTCGCTGCGAACGACTACCAACTGAACCCCACCCGACCAGGTGGGGTTTTTTGTGGCCCTGCGAAAAGTCAGCCAGGCCGCAAAGTGGCGCCAGGACACTCCGTGCTATCGTTTTGATTCCACACAGAACGGCCACGGAGGCCTGGCATGACTGATGCTGCTGAAGAAAGAATCCCGACCATCGATTTACAGTCCCTCCTAGACACGCTTAACGCGCTGCCCAAAGACACCCGCGTAGGCTTCAGCGGCCTGACCTTCTACCGCGTCAAGTGGCGAGGCCAGACGATGGTGAATATCGAGTTCAGCGAGCATGTTCATCGGAACTCGAAAGGTGAGGTTGTTGTTGAAGCTCCTGGGCCAGAGAACTGATCTCCCCAATCGCTTCATCAAGTGGCATCGGGCGGTAGGTCGAATCGTGCCTTCCGCCCATCCAGCCAGAAATGACGACGAGGCCATCCTCGCGAAGCTCAAGAACGATCGAAGGCCGGATGGCACGGCGGAGCTCGGTAGCCTGCTGCAACATGATCTGAGCATTCCGCTCCAGGTCATCCGCCAGCAGCAAATTCATTCCAAGGTCAACGCTCAGATCACGCTGAACATCCAGCCCGAGGAAGCGAGCCATCTTCGAAAGGAAAGTCACGGTGCCACCTCGGCACTGGATGCCTGCACAGCAGCATCAGCGCACTGCCGGATGTGGGAACCGGACGGCAGAATGGGTTCAAGGTCGGCGGAGCTTGTGGCCCGATCGAGCCCCCCTATTGCCCGATGAGCGTTCACAGTCGGAGCGCTGCAATAAGTAGCGTCGAGGTATGTCTTGAACATGAATAGCTTCCTCCCTGTCAGGTGCCAGTTGATTGGCCAGATCAGGCAACTCTGCTGCCGACCTGCCTTTCTTGGCCTTTTACCTTGGCCTCCAGTTTTGCGAACACTTCAGGTTTAGCGATTCGAAGGAACATCAGTCGAGCGCGGGGGATGCCGTGCTTTCGCCAGTCGCTTACCGACGGAGGCCTCACCTCGCACAGCTCTGCCACACGGGTTGTCCCGCCGAGGGCATCAATGATCTCGCTGGGTGTCATTGGGGTATCTCTGCTAGTCCGACGCCCGGATATTAGGCACTCCTTCCAATACGGTCAATAGGAATACCTTATAAACCTAGTGATAGGCTCCCCTAATGCAGACACTTCAAGAACGACTTAAACGTGCGATGGCAGGCCCACCGAGGGTTACGCAAGCGGCTCTTGCACGCGCTTGCCATATCACAGCGCCCTCAGTAAATGACTGGATCTCCGGAAAGACAAAAAGCATCGAAGGGGAGAATCTCCTCAATGCTGCAGCGTTTCTGAAAGTTAGCCCGCTGTGGCTTGCAACTGGAAAAGGCCCCATGCGAGAGCATGGAGCTATAAGCAGGGACAGTCCTGAGCAAGCGGGTGGCTCGCTGAACGAGCACGCCAACGTGATCTCGGTGGCTACGCCTCCAAGAAAGAGGAATAAATATCCAGTGATCAGTTGGGTCAGGGCTGGCGACTGGGCAGAAAGTCCGGACAATTTTCAGCCAGGCGATGCAGATGATTGGTTGGAGTCAGAGGAAAAGGCCGGACCCCATGGATATTGGCTGGTAGTTAATGGCGACTCAATGACGCCGCTATTCCCCCAAGGAAGTCGAATACTAGTACAGCCAGAAGGATTCGACCTGATCAGTGGAAAATACTACGTAGCAGTTTGCTACGAGCCGGGGAAAAAGCGCGATACAACTGTGAAGCAATATGTGAGGGATGCAGGGTTCGAATATCTAAAACCTCTTAATCCAATATATCGCACCCTTGAGGTAAGCGACACGGTTCGAATCATTGGCCGCGTGATTGACTACAAGCTTCCCGCTGGCGTCTTGTAGGGAAGACCATTTGGTGGGCTGACAACTTTTAGGAAGGGCGGCCAGATACCTGGCCATCAGTTGTTTTAAAGGGACCCCGGGGAGGGAGTCATGGAGTTCGAAGAGAAACTGGCCAGCCTGGCCGCCAAGATTCGCCAGCAGAAATCTGCCATCCAGACTGAAGAGGCAACAAAGACTGCATTTGTCATGCCCTTCATACAGTCAGTCTTGGGATACGATGTTTTCAACCCTTTGGAGGTTGTTCCGGAGTTCACTTCGGATATAGGAACTAAGAAGGGAGAGAAGGTCGACTATGCAATTCTCAAGGAGGGAGAGATCCAGATACTCATAGAGAGCAAGAAGGTCGGCGAACCCTTAAATATTAATCATGCCAGCCAACTATTTCGTTACTTCCACGTTACAAATGCTAGAATATCCATTCTGACAAATGGCCAGGTCTACAAGTTCTTCACTGACCTGGATGCACCTAACAAGATGGATGAGAAGCCATTCCTTGAGCTAGACCTTCTGGATATAGACGACCATGCTATTCCGGAGCTCCAGAAACTTACGAAATCAGCATTTGACGTTGAGTCAATCATCAACGCTGCTGGCGAACTAAAGTACGTTGGGCAAATCAAGCGCGCACTAGCCTCTCAGTTCAGCCAGCCAGATGAGGACTTTGTTCGACTGTTCGCCTCTCGAGTGTACGAAGGGATCATTACTCAGAAGGTGCGCGATCAGTTCACCCAGCTTACTAGAAAGGCAGCCTCGCAATTCTTAAGCGATCAAATAAATGAGCGCCTCAAATCCGCAATTACCGGAAACTCACAACCCGTCCTCGTGGCTCAGCCGCAAGCAGAACAGTCGACACCATCTTCTCACGGTGAAGAAGAGGAAAAGGACCGGGTGGTGACAACGGCCGAAGAGATCGAAGGCTACACTATAGTCAAAGCCATTGTTCGATCCGTGGTTGACGTAAAGCGCATCGCTGCCCGCGACACTCAGAGCTACTTCGGTATCCTATTGGATGACAACAACCGTAAGCCCATCGCTCGTCTTCACTTCAACAGATCACAAAAGTACATCGGAACTTTCGATTCCGAAAAAAACGAAACCCGTCACCCTATTGAGTCCTTGGATGACATTTTCGCTCACGCTGAAGCGCTAAAGGCGACCGCCATCTCCTATGACACCCAGTCATAAGAATCATCCGAGTCGCCTGGTCTACGCCTTCTAGAAGATCTCGTGGCACCCTCCAGCCGCTGACCCACCAGTTCTTAAGCCCGCCTAGTGCGGGCTTTCTTATGGCTGCTCGCAATTATTAGGCAATCCTATTGACAGCAAAAAAGGCAAACCTAATAATCGCCTAGGAAACGCACAGCAACAGACCGCAAGCCATCGATCCGGTCAACATGGAGAGACTGCATGACCACCGCCAGCATCACCGCACACGGTTTCACCGGCTTCCTCGGCAAGGGCCTGTCCCTGCGTGAGCTTCAGTGCGTCTTGGGCATCGCTGCGGGTCGCACCAGCAAGGAGCTAGCCCGCGACCTGGGCATGCAGCCGGGCACGGTGGGTAAGCGCGTTCTGGCAGCGACCACCAAACTCGGCGTCACCCGCCGTGCCGCCCTGGTGGCTGAAGCCATGCGCCGCGGGCTTATCTCGCCCGCCGTGATCGCCCTCGCCTTCCTCGTCGCCGGTCAGCCACTGCTCAACGACGACCACATGATGCGCAGCCGTCGGGGTGGGGAGCGTCGGATTGAGTTTCGAGTGGCTGCGCGCCGGGCTGAAACCTGGCTGACCGCATAAGGAGATCGTCATGGACAAGCTCGAAATCGAATACGCCCTAGCCAAGCAGGTTCCCGACATGGCTCGCGGCTTCACCATCGCGACCAGCTATGGCGAGCTTCACGTCAGCGCCGTTGACGCCCCTGTCGTGATGAAGGTGGTCCGCGATCTACTCGAGAGTGAGCTCGAGCGGGCCAAGGCGCACGAGCGGCAGGAGGCCAACCCGGAGCAACCAAGCACCACGCCATACCCGCGCCAGCCCGGCGTATCGATCTTCGACGTGATCACGCGTACGGCCCCTGGCATGCGCGACCGAGAGTAAGGAGAACGAAATGAACCTGATTCCATACGACTTCAACAGCAAGCGCCTCCAGGTGCTCGTCGACGAGAACGGCGAGCCTTGGTTCATCGCGATGGAGGTAGCCGAGATCCTGGGCTATTCCGACGCTTATGAGATGACCAAGCGTCTGGATGAGGACGAAAAGTCAAACCGGCAAATCGCCGGTTTGGGTACTGCCTCGGGTGGTCGTGGTGTAACCACCATTAACGAGTCCGGGCTGTACTCGTCCATCATCGGCAGCAACAAGCCCGAGGCCAAGCCGTTCAAGCGCTGGGTGACCCACGATGTGCTGCCCAGCATCCGCCGCACCGGCAGCTACTCCATCGGCCATCAGCAAGCGCCAGCCCTCACCACCGATGCATGCCAGATCATCGAGTCGATGAGCCGCACGCTGAACCTCGCACCCTCGGCAACGCTCGGCATGTACCAGCGGCTCGGCGCGAAGGTCGGTCATGCCGATCTGCTCCCGGCCTACACGGTGGATAGCCCTGACCAGGACGGCACCAGCCACGTAACCGCAGCCCTCTCCGACCTGCTGCGCTCACATGAAGTCCAGGCATCCGCGCGCCAGGTCTACAAGCTCATGGAGGCGGCTGGGCTGGTTGAGCGCCTAAGCCGCCCAAGCAGCAAGGGCAACGGCACGAGGGAGTTCTGGGCGCTGACTGAGAAAGGGCTGGCCTTCGGCAAGAACCTCTCCAACCCGAACAACCAGCGCGAGGTCGCCGTGCACCTGTACGTCGACAGGTTCGAAGCGCTGTTGCAATGCCTGCACGGCGAGACCTTGCAGTAACAGCCTCCCCATAACCCACCCGATTTTGGCAAAGCCACAAATGCCGGCGGGCCCTTGCTCGCCCTGGAGAAACTATGAAACGAGCAACCGTTGTAACCGAACTGCCGGCCAGCGCCAGCCGGGATATGGACAAGTTCGTTGTCCGACTGCCGGACGGACTGAGGGCCGAGGTGGAAGCCGAAGCCAAGCGAGACGAACGCAGCATGAACAGCGTGATCATCATCGCCCTGCGCGAGTACCTGCATGGTCAGCGCCGGAAGCATGCGCTCCTCGATGCTCTGACCGCTGCCACCGGAGGGCACTGACCATGAAGCAAGCACTCATCGGCACCGCGATCAGCCTGCTGCTCAGCGCGAGCCTGTACTTCGGTCAGGGGTCGCTTCACCAGTTCGCCTTCTATGTGGCGGCGGCCACGAACGTTCTCTGCTGGCTGCTGATATTCGCCGGCGGCATCAAGGGGCAAGGAGCCGCGAACCTGCTCGCCCGCCCTTGGCTCTCCATCCCTACCGGCGCTCTGCACGTGGCGGCCCTGGCCGTCACAGATCACCCTGCACTCGCGGCTTCGAGCCTACTGGTGCAAATGGCTTGCTACGCCCTCGCCTACCAGGCGGTGCGCAGCGCCGAGCAAGGGGGTGACCTATGACCCATGCCCTGTTTAAACAGATCGACCTGACCGCCAAGCTCGGCCAGGACGGTAGCTCGCTCCAGGCCATGAACGCGCTACGCGTCATCCGGGAAACGGTAGCGAAGCACCTGGCCGGCACCGAGGGTGCAGGAGAGATTCCGCTCGAGCGAGCCCTCCTGGCGCTCCGCACCATCGCCGAGTTCCCCTGCTCCGAGCAGGACGACCTCCCGGCGGCGAACATGCGACAGATCGCGCTGGCGGCATTGAGTGGCGCTGGAGCGAGTTCGGAGCCGGGCAATCCTGGCGGTGAACCTGTTTCCGGACCGGGTAATGCCGGCGAGCGCCCCCACCCCGCGCCGGGATCGGGCGACAGCAAACTGGCCGAAAGCCTCCAAACTCTGGTGCGCTGGCTTGATCGCGTGGCAATCGAGGACGGCTACGTCGGCGTGCCAGTGATTGAAGCCGTCGAGTTGGTGGTCAACGAACTGAGGCGCCAGCAGGCGGGCGGGAGCGGGGCATGAGAAAAGCATTGACCGCCATCGCACTCGTCGCGCTGTGTGGCCTGGCCACTGTTGCCGCCGGCGCCGCACTCCAGCCGTTCAAGACCCTGTTCATCTGGGAGGTATGCCAGTGATGAGAGGCTCCGACATTCCACCACCAGGGTATCGCCCTACCCCGCTCGCCACCCTCGGCCAGCAGTTGGTCCGCCTGGGCCAGGCGATGCAGAACCCCAACACCAAGCTCGGCGAGTTGACCGAACTGGTCCAGGCCTGCGGGGTCGACCTGCGGATCTGCGACACGAACAAGGAGAGCCGGTCATGAAGGGCGCAACGTTGCACAGGCTGATCGATATCTACGCCGACAGTCGCCGTAACCTGCGCGTCCGTTTGGCGGCCCTCCGGATGTTCGTCCGCGCGGTGTGTGCCGATCGCAACACCAGCTTCGCCGAGTATCGCCAAGTGTGTCGGAGGCTCCTCAAGGGCATGCCGTTCACCGAGCAGGCGCTTGAGCGCGAGCGAGCGGCATATCTGGATCGCACCAGAGCTGCGAGACAAGCCATGGAGGAGAGCGGTGCCTGGCTTATCGAAAACTCAGCCATGATCGAGCAGGCCCTGTCGTTCGACGATCTGTGCGATCTCCTGGGGGTGAATCATGCCCACCGTGCCGAGGCTGCCGAGGTCTGCGCGGGCGACGCCGGAGTCGTTGGCGGCCTGCTCTGGATTGGTGGGGAGTTCGAGGACAGCGCAGACCACAAGAGCGGCCGCTCCAACCGAGGGAACACGGGGCCCCTTACCGCAGCGGTCCAGAACCTGTTCCAGAAGTTCTTGCTTGAAAATCCGTCGGCCATCCCTGACCCGTTCGCCCCGGGCGGCCCTTTCTACGGCGCCCCGCGGCAGGAGATGGCGCCAGATGGAACGGTGCAGATTCGGCGGCCCGCACTCACCGTCCACAGCCAGGACGGATCGATCCGCACGGTTGAGCGAAAGCCGGAGGTGATTGGTGAGTAGGCAGATGACCGCGCGCCGGCTGACCCGGGCCGAGATGAACCACCTGCGCCGCCTGATCGGTTGGGTTCGTTGCGAGGTAGGAGCAGAGCCAGAGGAAATCGTCACTACCGCCAAAGAGGCTCTCGACCACTTCCAATGCGTGACGGAGGACGGCAAGCAGCGGCTGCTTGAGCACTACCAAAAGTCAGTAGCCGTACCGAATTACATCCGCGCTGCGCTCAAGGCCCTGGAGAAGGTGTGCCTGGAAGAACCGGCCGAGGTGGTTGACGGTGAGTTGGTTGCCCGCAGGCGGCACGAAGCACCGCAACGCCTGGCCGTAGCGCGCAACGAAGAGGAGATAGGGAATGGGAAGCTCGACTAGCCCCGTATCCGAGTTCCTGTCCGAAGAGGAAGTCGCCGAGCTGACTGGGCGCGAGTACCCGAGCAAGCAGATCGAGTGGCTGAACAGGTACGGCTGGAAGTACGCCGTGACCGCGGCGAACCGCCCAATAGTTGGGCGCGTATATGCCCGCCTGAAGCTGGCCGGCGTGAAGCCGACGATGGAAGCAACCGAAAAGTGGAGCCTGGACCTGTCCAGGGTTAGATGATGAGACCGCGGAGCAACAAGAACCGGGGCCTGCCGCCTCGCATGATCAAGCGTACCCGGACGATGAAGTCAGGAAAGGTCTGGGTCGGCTACTACTACGACGGGCGGGATGCTGAGGGGAGGCGCAGGGAGATCCCGCTGGGCACGGACTTGGATGAGGCTCGGGAGAAGTGGGCGAAGCTGGAGAGAAAGGCCGTGCCGCCAACCACTCGGACCGTCGGCGACCTGTTGCGCAGGTTCGAGCGGGACGTGGTTCCGACGAAGGCGCCGAAGACCCAGAAAGAGTATTCGAAGATGATCCGCCAACTGCTGGGCGCCTTTGACGAAGCCCCGGTAGAGGACATTACGCCGAGCACCATCGCTCAGTACCGAGACGCCAGGACGGCCAAGGTTCGAGCGAATAGGGAGATCACCCTGCTTTCCTTCGCCTACAACATGGCCAGGGAGTGGGGCATCACCAGCATGGAAAACCCCTGTCGCGGGGTGAAGAAGAACAAGGAGCAGCCGCGCGATGTGTACGTCACGGACGAGGTGTGGAAGGCGCTCTACGAGAAAGCGCCGGACGATCTGCGGGTGACGATGGACCTCGCGTACTTGACAGGCCAGCGTCCGGCTGACGTGAGGAAACTGCGCAAGAGCGACGTTTCCGGGGACTACCTGCTGGTGGGGCAGAACAAGACGTCGCGCAAGCTCCGGATACGGCTTCGCCGCGCCGACGGGCAGATGACGCAGCTCGGCCGCCTGATCGAGTCGATCACCTCCGACTCTCCGGCGCTGGTCACCAACGAGAAGGGCCAGCCGATGACAGAGAAGATGCTTCGCACCAGGTTCGATACCGCGCGCAAGTCCGCAGCCGAGGAAGCGATCAAGGCGGGTGACCAAGATCTGGCCAGGGAGATCATGCAGTTCCAGTTCCGGGACATTCGCCCCAAGGCGGCCTCCGATATCGAGAGCCTGGCCGACGCCTCAGACCTGCTCGGACACACGACTCAAGAGATCACGAAACGCGTCTACCGTCGGATCGGGAAGGCCGTGAACCCCGTTAGATAGGCATGAATTGCGGAAACGACGCCAAAATCTGCGGAAGCGATCAGCCTTAAGCTACTGATGCACATAGAAAATCAAACACAAGGCAGAAGATCACCGGACCGCCGCCTCGGGCGGTTCGGGAATGCAGCGACGCATCTACCGCCTCAATGAGGGAGCAGATAGGCGTAATAGCGCTTGAAGGTCAGGGCTGCACGATTCATGCGCGGCACTCTACGCGCCTGTGCCGGGCTGTCAAGACTGGAAAGCGCCTCGACACGAACCGAAGCACTTCCCCGCAACAGAAGCGCAGCCTGGGAAAGTTTGCCCGCCAGTTATCCGCACAAATTTATGACGCCGGTTTCTCTACTTTGAAAAACAACGCAAGACCGGACATGGACTTCAATAACTCGACCGGAAGAAACCTATCAGCAAGGCAGTTGAATTTTTTCCGAAAGCAATAATTCGATACTTTTCTGGATTGGCGCATCATCTCGTAAAAATAGCGAACCGCTTCCCAGTACCCACGAATATCAATGGATCAGCAATATCCAGATGCTTATCGCGGCATTCGAAAAAACATCGACCAATTCCACTGACAGAATATCGGCGTCATTTGCCTAGCATGGATATTCCAAGTTCACCCTATCAACTTCCCAGATTGACACTCTCGCCGGCAGATCAGTAATTTTCAGCGACCAGCCGGCAAAGTACTTTTCCAGAGCGGCTGGCAACCGATAGTCACTCTATCTTCGCAAACCGATGTTTATGCGAGAGGGCCGGCTATCGCTCAAAACTTGATTGATGAAGGAATAGCGCCATGCAACTCGCCACACTTCAGGAACTGAGCTTCGATGAAATCGACCAGGTATCGGGCGCCGGACTCTTCAGCTTCGTCGGCGATGCCATCGTCGATGTGGTCAAGGTGTCCAACGACCTGCTCAACACGTCGGTCATCTCTTCGGTCGGCAAGGTGTTCAACGCCGTCGGCCTGACCCCCATCCATCAACTGGCCGACACCCTCGGCTACGGCGTGTTCAAGGGCGTCGCCGCGGTCGGCGGCCTGCTCGGCGGCGACACCAGCCGCATCGATTACCACTACGACACCGAGTGGACCTGATCCCAGGACCTCGGCCCGCTCCCGTCGCGGAGCGGGCCTCCACCGTCGCCGGAGACCCGGACGCCCCCGGCGGCGACCTAGGACCCGGCAACCGGGAAGGGGCGACCAGCGCCCCGATCAGGAGAACCGCCATGCACGACCTCATCCAGCACGCCGACGCCTTCGTCGGCGATCCCGACCAGGAATCCGGCGGCCTGTCGCGCCGCAGCTTCCTCGGCAAGAGTGCCACGCTCGGCGCGGTCGGCCTGGTGGCCGGCTGGACCCCGGCCTTCGTCATCCAGCCCGCCGAAGCCGCCGCCAGCAGTTGTCCGGCGCCGGCAGGCTTTCCGGCCGGCCTCGAACTTTATCGGCGGGCGTTCCGCAATTGGTCGGGGGAAATCGCCGCCGACGACCTCTGGAGCTGCGCCCCGCGCACCAACGAAGAGGTTCTCGCGGTGGTCAACTGGGCCTGGCAGAACGGCTTCAAGGTGCGCCCGCGCGGCATGGGTCACAACTGGTCCCCGCTGCTGCTGAAAGGCGGCGAGAACTGCGAGAGCCGCATCGTGCTGGTGGAAACCAGCCGTTACCTGACCCGCGTACGGATCGACGCCCAGGGCGAGTTCGGCCTGTTCAGCGCGCAGACCGGCGTCACCATGGAAGCCCTGCTGAAACAACTGGAGCGGGTCAAGCTCGGCTTCGTCGCCACGCCGGCGCCGGGTGACCTGACCCTCGGCGGGGTGCTCGCCATCGACGGCCACGGCACCGGCATCCCGGCGCAGGGCGAAAGCCGCCTGCCGGGGCAGAGCTACGGCTCCCTGAGCAACAGCATCGTGGCGCTGACCGCGGTGGTCTGGGACGGCGCCGCCGGACAATACGTGCTGAAGACCTTCCGCCGCGACGATCCGGCCTGCGCGCCGTTCCTCGTCCACCTCGGACGCGCCTTCATCGTCGAGGCGACCCTCCAGGCCGGGGTCAACAAGCGCATGCGCTGCCAGAGCTACGTGAACATCCCGGCGAGCGAGATGTTCGCCGCGGCCGGCAGCGGCGGAAGGACCTTCGACAGCTTCCTGCAGAAAAGCGGACGCGCCGAGGCCATCTGGTTCCCCTTCACCGACAAGCCCTGGCTGAAGGTCTGGACGCCGACCCCGCGCTGCCCGTTCGGCGCCCGCGCGGTCAACGGCCCGTTCAACTACCCCTTCTCCGACAACATTCCCAAGGCGCTGTCCGACCTGCTGGCGGCGATCAACACCGGCCACCCGGAACTCACCCCGCTGCTCGGCAAGCTGCAGTACGACCTGGTAGTGGGCGGCATGGCGCTGACCCTGGGCTACGACCTGTGGGGCTGGAGCAAGGACCTGCTGCTGTACATCAAGCCCAGCACCCTGCGCGTCACCGCCAACGGCTACGCGGTGCTGACCCGGCGTCGCGACGTGCAGCGGGTGATCAACGAGTTCTACCTGCAGTACCAGACGATGGTCGCCGCCTACCGCGCCAACGGCCACTACCCCATGAACGGCCCGGTGGAGATTCGCGTCAGCGGGCTCGACCAGCCCGGCGAGTCGATCGTTCCCGGCGCCCAGGTGCCCAGCCTGTCGGCGATCCGTCCGCGCCCCGACCAACCGGAGTGGGACACGGCGATCTGGCTGGACATCCTCAGCCTGCCCGGTACCCCGCAGGCCAATGCCTTCTACCACGAGTTCGAGGCCTGGCTGTTCGACCACTTCAGCGGCGACTACGCCTCGCTGCGGGTGGAGTGGAGCAAGGGCTGGGGCTACAGCCCCGCCGCCGCCTGGGACGAGCCGACGGTGGTCGACCAGTTGGTGGCGCAGTCGCTACGCCAGGGCCTGGTCGCAGACAACGATTGGGACAGCGCCGTGCGCCAGTTGAACGAAGCCGATCCGCATCGGCTGTTCAGCTCGCCGCTGCTCGACCGGCTGATGCCATGAAATGCCGCTATGCGAGGCCGTACTGACTCGGACGAAGAGCGGTTGGCCGGAGCCGATATGAATGAGCCCTCGATACGGCGTTGACTTGTTCAACAGGTCTTATCGAGGTGTCGCACGAACCGGCCTTAATCATTCGCAAAGTTTACCCGGAGTGGCAAACCTTCATCCGCCGAATATTGAAACTCATTGTCAAACGAATTATCGAGCCCATGAAAAACCGCTAATCCTGGCAGTTCATCCCACTCTTTCGGATTAGTACCATCGAATGGCTTTCCAGACTCATGGGAAGCCTAAAGGAGATATATGAAATGAAAGAACTCAATGACATTGAAGTCACCTGCGTTTCGGGTGGAACTCTTTCCGGCATGATCGTAGGCGCCGTCGACGGCGCCGCGACGGGCATGGCAATCGGCGGGAAATGGGGCGGTGCCGGCGGCTTCGGCTTCGGCGCTCTTTCCCAGTTGGTCGGCCTGATCGTGCCAACCGCAATGGGCGCTATTGCCGGGGGCACGGTCGGTCTCTTCACCAATGCAGAGACGGCTGTCGGTTACTTGGGCCAATACCGGGAAAACTTCGGTCCCGGTGATGTAGGCCGCACCACCATCTAATTAGAAAAGTCGCACTCCGGCACTTCATGCGTTTGAACTTTCGCAAGGGTGTCGGAGTGTCATGCAAGTATTATTCGAATCCAGGATCCAGCCACC